TTCGATCGCGTCTAGGTCGATGTGCGGGCAGTCCCCGTACACCGCCTTATGGATCCGGCGTCGCTCCACCTTGTTGCGGTAGCTCAGGTTCGGCGGTGCCTGCGGGAAGTACCGGTAGACATCCTCGGCGCTGCTCTCATGGGTACGCTTCGCGGTCGACTCCTCGGAAGGGTCGTACGCGTTCGTTGTCTCCATCGAGCGGCCGGACATACCAGCGAGACCACGGCGCATCGTCTCAGCAACCTTGATCATTTTGTTCGTCGCTGTGTACGTGCCTGTCTCGTCCTGAATGGCGAAGGTGATGGGGTTACCCAGTCGGGACTGTGCCGAGGACGTGACGACGTCAATGCGCCCCTCATCGCCGACTCTGACGAACCCCTCGCGGACGCTCATCACAGCGCCACAGGGACCGTGCTTGATCATGGCCTTTAGCGGCCGGTAGACGTTGGCAACCTGGTCTTCCGACGTGGCCAGTAGCTGAATCAGCGGAGTGGGTTGGGGAACGGCCATGGGCTCGCCCGGGGCGTAGTCATAGACGAACCCGCAGGGGCACCCATGGTCGTTGCAGGAGTAGCGCTCCCCGCCCGCAGCGAAGCCAGCAAACACCGTTGGTCCGGCGGCCTCGGCTAGGACGATGGCAGCAGCGAACGGGCCCTTGCCCGACTTCTGAGACATGATCACCTGAGCGCGCCGGTGGACAAAGGCGGTCGAGCGCTGCCCTAGTTCGGCGTCGCCCCGGATCGTGTAGAAGTTGCTGGCTACCTTCAGTTGCCAGGGTAGGAACTCGAACGGCTCACCCTGCCGGAAGCCATCCGGGATGACCGCGTGTGACTCGATCCATGCGAGGGTGACGACGAGTGGACTGTCATTCACCTGAGACCGCCTTCAGCCGTGAGGCCAGAGACGCGACAGGGGATACAGCGGACAGGGTGGGCGACTCTGCGCCGTCCTGGTCGGTCGGGGTAATGGTCCACTTGTTGCGCTGCATCCCAGCCACAGACAGGCCCAGGGACTCGGCGAACTGCTTGACTTGAGACCAGGCAGCAACCGGCGCATCCGGGCGTTCGGCCACGGTCAGCAGCCGGACGTAGGACGCAACTTCGAAGTGCTGGTGTAGCTGCTCCCACATGATCGCCTGCGGGCTCTCCCACAGGGTCGCCCACAGGTCAAGCTCACGGGTGTTCGGTGCGTCCAGCGGGAATGCCGGTGTGTCACCCTGGCGACCGTCGGCGGGAAGGGTGATCCATCCATGCGTGTCAGGAGCCTTGGCCTTATGGCTACGGTCTCTGCTCGTCGGCACCGGGCCGGATCGTGCGCGTGCTCCGCCCTTGGGCATGTGTGGTCACCTCCCGTGACTGTCTGTGAGTTCTGAACCGGGCGCGCCTGGCGAAGCCCTCCCCCGCGCTCTTTGTCCCCTAGCGCCGAAGGGGTCCATCCCCACCCCTAAGGGTCGAAACGGACACAATGGACGTCACGCGTAGTGGTCAACCACGGTCGTTCCATCCACCAGGTTGATGACGTGCTGTCTCACGTGAGTGATGAGCCTTGGTCATGCTGCGAAGGTTCGACCAGTCATGACCACGTGGACCTAGTGGCCCGAGCCCATCCATGTGGTCAACCTCAGTAGCCGTTGGCTTCAGCGGCATGGGCAGTACCCCACACTCAGTGCATTCGCAGTAGGGGTGAGCACGTAGGTAGGCAAGGCGTGTGGTACGCCACTGATTGTCATAGCCCTTGCGCTGTGAGGTCTTGCGCATAGCACCTGCCCTGGCCCTGCACTCAGTACACCTACCAGCGGGGTACACAAGCGCAGGGCATCCAGGGGTAGAGCACACACTACGAGGCGGCATAGCCCTTGGCCTTAGCCCAGGTGATGAGCGCCTCGTATAGAACCTGGTCAGCGTCCACCACAGGGGCAGGCACAGGGGTAGGGACAGGCGCATAGGTAGGCACCGTAATGTCACCATCCTGTGCGAGTAGCCAAGCCATGTCAGTGCCCTTGACGTACGCGTATCCGTCGATCCCCCAGGATGTACCCCAAGAGTTCTGCACCTCGTACACATCGTCGGCCACGTCATAGCCGCTGATCACTAGCTCATGACCACCGGCGTTCCCGCTGTTCTTGTCCACCTTGATGAAGCCATCAGAGTCAGTGTCGAACATCGAGTTGAGCCAAACCGTGCCCCACAGGACCGGGCCAGACTGTAGCGCCGTCTTGAGAGCGGCGATGCTGAAACCATGCGTATAACCGGTCAGCAGCCCGAGAGCCTTGCCAGTCTTGGCAGCGCTGAGGCCATCCGAGCCCGTATCGGTGGGCGGATAGTTCCCAGCGAAGCCATCTAGCAGCGTGTTGAGCGAGTACGCCTTTACGGCGAAAGTCTCGTCCAGCGGGTATGTGCCCGCCTTGAACACGCCCCTACTGTCGGCCTTGACTGTGACGCTCGTCTGCGCCGTACGCCCCTTGGAATCGGTGCCCAGCACACCCGTGAGAGCGTTGCCGGTACACGAGCCTAGGTTGCCCTGGTCGAGAATCGGCGCCCTACGCTGCCAGGAGACCGACTGAATCGCACCGGCCGGAAGCTCAGGATGAGCGAAGCCACGCGAGCGGGGGTCATGGTGAACGTGGCGCCCTAGGCGACTGTCCGAGGGGTCGTCAAAGCGCTTGATGTACAACGGTGCTCCTACGAAAGTTCGTATGTGGTGGTCAGGCGCCTATGCCATGCCCATAGCCTTCTGATGCCACGTAGTCCCGCACAGCAGCGTTTAGCGTGTCGCCATCATCGCTCCGCACGGTGCCCACATAGCGGCCCAGTGTCTGCACCTCGTGGGTGTCAGCCTTGATGCGCAGCGTGGTGACGATGAACGGCCAATCAACGTGATCGGGGTTGTTCCATTCAACCCACTCAGCGGCGAACGCGCGTGTTTCCTGTCCGCCTGGCTGATCATGCTCCGGGGCGAACGTGTCGAGTAGGCGCAGGTCGATGGTCTTGGTATCGCCGAACCCTTGATCCAGGGTCACGCGTACTGTGTCGCCATCCTTGACAGTGACGATGCGTGCTCGCCGGTCCCACATGCGCTGCCTCTTTCTCTGGTACCCGTGGAGGGAGTCGAACCCCCAAAACCCGGTTCCTAAGACCGGTGGCTTTGCCAGTTTGCCCACACGGGCGGGACCCTGCGTGCTCGACTGTGGGAGAGAGGGCACAGGAGCTACGCAGGGAGTACAAGGGGCGGGCTCTCAGACCACCGGGTCAGTGTGCCTACATGTGCGGGATTCCCGCCCCTCTACACTATTACTAGCGAGTCGGTTACCGCTGGGGTGTGTAGAAGTGTAGAAACGGAGTGTGTTTCTTGAATCCCTTAGAGACTCTTATGTGATTCTTGAAAATAGGTCTAAAACTACATCTCTACATTCAGGGAGTGTTTTGCCTGGTCAGAAGGGGTCTAGCTGATTGGGTGTCAGGCTTTAGGATGTAGGACGGCCCGTCACCCCTCGCGCTGTGAAGCCAGAGGTAACGGGCCGTGATGTTGTCGTTATCGTTCTGTTACGCGTCGAGCTCTCCGAGCATGTCCGCGAGCTCGTGATCGTCGCCCCCGGATGCCCACGAGATTTCGAGCCGGTCCGCCCGCTGTTTGGGATGGAGCACCACATGCAGGCCGATGTCAGCGAGCAGGCGGGGACGTGCCGCAGGATCCTGCCAGGCGTCCCCCAGCGTCCTCCCAGTGGGCTCTAGCACCTCTCGGACGTCCGGATCGTGTGCGGCCTTCAGAGCGGCGTATGCGGCTTCCAGCTCGGCCGCTTTTTCGTGCAGCGTGGTGATCATGAGAGGCCCGGCGGTAGCGAAACCAGCGGCGATGCGCTCGGCTTGCTCCTGGGCTTCGATCATCTCCGCTGACAGGTCGTTGCCACCTTCGAGCCTGACCACGTACTCAGCGAAGCCACCCCAGCGACGCAGGAAGGCATCCGTCACCCGCTGATCGAGCGTCTCGGAGTAGATGGTCACGTGACCCGCCTTGCACTTGTACAGGCGCACACCTGCGCCGCTACCCCCTCCATTGAGCGGCCCTGAGCACTTGTAGCACCAGGCCATACCAGCGCAGAGATTCGCCGCATGACGTGGGGCGCGATCCTGGCCCGTCGCAAGAGCCTTCATGCGGTCGCGCACTGCCTTGTGCTCAGCGGCATTGATGATGGGGTCGGCGAACTGTATGGGCGTGATTCCGTCGGCACCAAGCACTAGCTTGCCGTTGTGCTCGCGCTGACCCCGGAGCATGGGGGATTTCAGCAGCTTGCGCCAACGAGGCTCTGAGAGGCCCACCAGACGCGCCGTTGAGGCCACTGTGGCGTTCCCACCGGGGGCCACCAGGACAGCCACAGCGTCACGTACCCGCTGCGCTTGCTCAGGATCCTGCGTGAGGTAGGCGGCGCCGTCCCTGCGCTCGATCTGGTAGCCGAACGGGGCTCGACCGCTGGACCAACGACCCTGGGCCCGGCGGGTGGCGTGTCCCTCGGTGATGCGGGCGACGATCATTTCTCGTTCCCACGCTGCGAGGGTGGCCAGGATCGTTGCGACCATGCGCCCATGGGACGTGCCGGTGTTCAGTTGCCCGTCCGTGGTGGCGAGCAAGACCCCGTGCGCCTCGGCCCATGCGACGAGACGGAGGAACTCGGAGACGCTGCGGGCGTACCGGTCCTGCTTCCAGGCAACGACTATGGTCGGTTCGCTGCGCATGAGCTTGGACATTTCCTTGCGCTGCTCAAGAGGCTTCGCGCCGCTTACGTTCGTGTCGGTGAACTCGACGATGAGCGCAGGGTCATATCCGTTCCCGATGCACCAGCGGATGACGGCCTGGCGCTGAGTCTCGATACTGGACGATCCGTCGTTCTCGCGGCTCAGGCGGTAGTAGGCATGTACGGCCACGCCGGGGTGCTCAATCTGGTTCATGTACTCAAGGCTACCTGCATTCGCCCGAATGCGACCACCCTTGAGGACATGAATTCTCAGCGGTTGTAGTACGCCGCATCCCAGGGGGACGGCTCAGGCCGGAACGCCTGCCAGTCCTTAGGCGCGGGGACCAGGTCTTTCCCCCATGCAACCCGGCACTTGTACAGCCAGGCTTCCGCCCCTTCGCGCATCTTCCACTCCAGGGGCAGGAGGTTGCCGTTACCGTCCGGCAGGGTGCAGTACCCGTACAGGTGGAGATCGAGGATGCCCCATGACCGCTGGTCGGGTGTCTGAGTGACTACGTAGCGTCTCATAGGGCCCAGATTCTCACGTTGATCGGCCCTGCGGAACCCTCCCAGGAACCTCCGGGCTGCTTGGTTGCGCTGACTCCGTCGGTCACTATGGAGTGCCTCAGCGGCCCCCAGAAGCCTGTGAGGATCTGCGCGAACACTTCCGGCCGCTCGTCCTCGAAATGACGCCTCAGCGCGCCTGTGAGCCCCTCAACAACGGCGTCCACACAGTCAGCCACTCCGCTGCTACAGGAGCCCCCGGCAAGCTCATGCCCACGGATGCGCCACTCATACCCAATGCTCTTACCCATGCCCCAAGCCTAGGCCGCGCGCAGCGGGATCACGTCGGCGAGTTTGGGCAGCGCCACGGGGCCAACACCAACACGCGCCCGGAACTTCTGACGAGTGATCAGCACCCCCGTTATCTCGAAGTACCGGCGGATGGCTGCTTGAGAGGCGTCCCATGGCTGCTCGCTGGTCGGCCTGAAGGCGTGGCGCCCTGGTGACCACACCCACTCGTCCCGCGCCGTCATCATGCCCGTTACCCGCCCACGCGCGTATACAGCAAACCGATCAGCCTCAGCGGGACGCAGGAGACGCGCAACCGTCACGGCGTAGGTGCGGACCAGGGCACTGAACTCCCGCCCGTTGTAGGCGTACTCAGACGCCAGGAGACCAGGGAACCGGGGGTGTTCGCCCCATGCCCATCCACCTCTCACCATCGGCACCGGGATACACAGGACCAAATCAACGGTAGGCGCCGACGTGATGCACACCATGATCGAAAACCCCCTAACGGGACATTGCGGGTAGGAAGGTAAGACTAGTGCTTGAGTTCTCAACAGATCCACATGTGGGGGCCGTGCAGTCCGGTTGTGACCATCCTGTGAAGAAGTGGTCTAGGCCACAAAGATAGATGTAGTGCCCACGCATAGGATTCGGCCGGCTCGGGACCAAAGATAGGTGTAACGCCCATGCATCTTTCCTGAGACACAAAGAAGCCCCCCGGTCTCCCAGGGGGCTTCTCTTCAGTGCTTACATCCCGGCCCAGTAGCCGGTACCCATCGCGCCCCAACCCCAGTTGCGTCCGGTCTTGGTGTTCGCCGAGACGAGCATGTCCTCGTTGCTGCGAACCTTGTGGGTGCGGATCTCAGCGCCCGTGGCGTCGAACTCGCGGACCAGGGCCCATCCCCCGGCACCCTGCGTCTTGACCGTGACTCGGGCGGTGGTGGTGGCGTTCATTTCGTTCTCCCCTGCGTCGTTGTCGTGCTTACGAGTAGAACTCTACACATGGCGAAGCGCCCGCGCAACCACCTACGAAAAATCGTACGTGACCCGGGTCTCATCAGCGGAATGGCCCCCAGGGTCTCCCCCAGGGGCCGAACGGCTCAGGCGGCGTCTGCTGCCTTTGCGCAGGTCTTGCACAGCTTCCGTCCACCGGTGATGCGAGCAGCCGCTACAGCCTCGGCCAGGGTCTCGAAGGAGGCACCAGTAGCCAGGCGAGAGCGGGTCAGCGAGCCGCAGGTGTTCTGTGCGTAGTACGTGATCGCGCCGTCCACCTCGTTGCCCCCGCCCGTGGTGCGAGCCGCCATGCCAGCGATGTGGTTCGTGGTCCGGTTGTACTTGATGGTGAACATCTGGTGTCTCCCCTGGCTCGCTGCGTCCTTACGAGTAGAACTCTACACACGGGCGAGCCCCCTGCGCAAGCACCTACGAAAAAGAGCCCCCAGGGTTTCCCCCAGGGGCCGTTCCTCCTACAGTCCTCGTAGCGCTGCGTCGAGCCGGTTCCGCAGGTTCCGGGCGGTCTCCGCAGTCATTGAGATTAGGTCCCCCATGGAGCCATCCGGCAGGGTCGGGGCCGCGATCAGTACGAGGACTTTCTCGTCTTCCAGCGGTGCGGACTGGACGGTCACTGCGGCGTCTTCCCAAAACATCATGATCATTGCGCTACCCCTTGCTCGCGGTTGTGCTTACGAGTGGAACTCTATGCCCCTCGGGCGCCGGGGCGCAAGGCACCTACGAATTTTCGTACGTAGAAAGGCCCCCAGTCCCGTGGGACCAGGGGCCAAACTTGGACAAATAGGGGTCAGCGTCTGCGCTTCAGGGAGGCGAAGAACGACGCCTTACGCGGCCCAGCGGGCATTTGGTCGAGCTGTTCACCTATCAGCGAACGGATCTGCTCGGCCTCGGAGTGCGAGAACTTCAGCACCTTGTCTACGCCGCCCGCTGTTGTGTACTCGATCTCAACGGCCACACAGCGGGGACCAGGGACCAGACGCGAGGCGGTAAGGCGGGCGATGTTCTCAACGTGACGCAGGCTCATGATGTCTCCCTATCGGTTCGTCTGTGCGATCCATCGGCCGGTGACCTTGTCCGCTTCAACTCGGCCATCCGTACCAGTGATCGAGCTATGTCCACGGCAGGTAATCGGTATCGGCTGTTCGCCTGCCGACTCAAGCGCGTTCAGGATGGCGGCGAGTGCGTCGTACAGGTGCGTCGTGTTGTCCATGCCCCAGACCGTAAGGGGT